GGCTCGATCCTGCGCTCGCCGCAATTCGTCCAAATCGAGCGGCGTACCGCGCTCTTCTTGCAGCCGCGTTAGCCGCTCGATTTCGCGCTCGTTTTCCCCTAATTCAGCCTCGAGCTTGGTCTTTCGCTCCGAGACTGGACCAAGTCGCAGATCTTCCAACCGCGCCGCCGAAACCGGTGCGGGTTCCCTGGCAAATTCGTCAAGCGGCATCGCCTTTTCAAAGCCAACGTTGATCGTAACTTCACCGCCGTCGCCATCGGACGATCGCGCATCAAGTAGTTGAACCGCAGCTAGGTTGATCGGATGGCCGTAACCGTAAGCAGCAAACAATTGCGCGATCTTCCAACGTACCCACGGCGGCGTCGTCTTCTTGTAGAAGTCGCGATCGAGTTGCTCCAGTTGCGCAATCGTGCGCGGCTTACAAAAATCGCGTAACTCCGGCATCAGCGGAGGACGTCCGCGCGGATTTCCTGATCGCCCCTTCCGCCACGTGCCACGCGATCGGGCCATTTATTTTTACCCTGCTTTGCAGCGCATTCGACCCGTTCGGCCCCCAAGGTTTGGAGATCCTCCACCCTTTTTCCAGTTCGGGCTTCCACGACGACGCGCATTTGTTTGATGACGCATGTTTGTTTGATATGCGCCTGATCTCAATTTGTCGAGATGATGCACGCACGCCGGTAATCAGAACGTCATAAAGGATGTGACGCACTTTGGCTTGTGACGCACTGTGACGCACTTTCTATATACGACCCATAAACGAGAAATACGAATAGGGATCATATAGGCAAATGCGTCACATGCGTCACGGCAATGGGTCAAACTGGTACCCATTTATGGCAAAGCTTTCCCCGCAGAGCATCATCGGTAGCTTTGGGTAGATCGCCAACCCACACCCAAATATCGCTTCCGGGAGCTCGTGCGAAGTAGTCCCGTCCGATACACCGGTATCCATCCGGCCGCTCGGGGTAAATGCCATACGGATCCGAGAGTTCTACGTAGCTCCAGCAAACCTCAGCGGTCTCTGGGTCGATCTTGAGCCCCGCTTCCTTGCGGAGTGCAAGCCACTCTTTCACGGCCGGTTCATTTTCCTTGCAGAGTGCCCGCCACGCTTTCACGGCCGCTTCACCAGCCTCGTTGATCACTTCCTCGTCGCTCATGTTTTGTTTCTCCTGTTTGGTATGACCTAGGGGTGTTTGATTTGAAAACTCAGTACTTTTCCCAAATTCGCTTCCCCGTACCCGGCTCACGCTTTCCCTGTGACCATCCCAGCGTCGTCATGACGGCGGCGATGCGACGCTGGTCAGCGGTCCCGATGCGATCGGTCTTGAAATTAAGAGCGGTGTTGGCGACTTCGGTTATTGTAGTTTTGGTCACCGTTTTTAAGAATTCGCGAATTGGCTCTTCCCATGCGTCGCCTTCATAGCGCGCGGCCTGCTCAGGCTCGATGTGCTCGCACTCAAAGGACTTGTCCGGCCACCAGGGCGTGCCATTCCTAAACAGATGCACGGCTTCCGCAAACAGCTGGTCGCGGTCTTTGCCTAGACCCTCGATATCAATCTTGCCGACCTTCACTGGCCAGAAGCGTCGACCACCAGTCTCATCGCGAAGATAGGCTTCCTTGTTTGTTGTGCCGATGAACACGCATTGCCGCTTTTCGATAACCTCAAGCCGGCCGTAGCTCGGCCGATAGCGCTCTATCTGGCGGCTGATAAAGGACTTGAGCAGCGATGCTTCCGCCTTGTTCATGGCGTGCATTTCCGGCACTTCGAGCAGCCACTTGCCGCGCAGATGCTGCGAAACATCCTTCCCTCCCGTGATATCCGGCAGATTGTCGCTAAAATAGTCGCCCGCGAGCACGGCGCAGGCGGTTGATTTAAGCTGGCCCTGAGATCCCTCCAGTACGAGCATGTGGTCGACCTTGCATCCCGGCTCGAGAATGCGCGCAACCATGCTTATCAGGAACATCGTCCCGATAGCCTTGGTGTACGGATTGAGATTGGCGCTGAGCTTGGTTGTGAGCCACGCGTTGGCCCTGGGCTGGCCGTCCCATTGCAGCTGTTCGAGATATTCGCGCACGGGATGGTAAGCATTCTCTTTCGCGCACGCGTTGGCAGCGTCGCGAACAGTCTCGCGACCTACCCGTTTCAACCCGTTCTGCTGCATCCATTGCTGAAGTCGAGTGATGTCATCGTCGGTCAGCGGGCGGCAACTGAAGTCTGCCCCGAAGGGCTCCCCAACTGGGTGCATAAGGAATGGAACGGAAAGCATTTCATCGAATGCGAGGGCGTTGCGAACTGCAGGATCGTTGTTCAAAGCAATGAGAGCGTTCGCCAGGATCGGAAGTGGTTGGCGGTTTCTGCCATCGCTCAAGACGCATTGCTTGAGCCAGGCTCGGTTCCTGGGAAATGCCTCAACGCTCATCGCCGTCCACCTCAGCATCTGAGCTTTGGCAGCGTGATTGGGCGCGACCGCGCGTTTGCGGGCGAGCGAAGTCGCATTCGCTGCTCAACGGAAAGCTGGCAGGGTTGTATGGGCGCTGGTGCGCCAGTTGCTTTTTTCGATCCCGACGGCCCGCCTCGTCCCAGCGAGGTGGGCCGCTCGTTCATTGAGTGGCCGGCCATACGTTCGAGATCGCCGAAGTCGATTAGCACCCGACCCACGACCTTCCTAGCGCGTAAACTGCCGTCACGAATGCGCCGGCGGACCGTGTCTGCACTCAAGCCGGTGAGTTCGGCGGCTCGCTGGATCGTGCAACACATCGGCTTAGTGGTAACGCCGAAGAGGGGTTCGTTGGGTAAGGCTTTGGGCGAGGATTTCGCAGGCGCCATGTGGGCCTCCAAAGGGGGCCCGGATGCACGCGGTGTAGGCAACAAAAAAGCACACCGCCGCACACCCGGAAATTGGGTTGCGTTTGGTGCGCTTACGCGGGATGGAAGCGGGCCCGCTCTACGCGACTATCGTGATTTCGGTTCCGGTAGTTCCTGCCATGGCCGAACAGCCCAAGCTGTTTCTTATGTAACCTCGGGACTGCAGAGCCAGCGCCCGAAATCAAGTGCGCTGACTAATGCATAGCGTGGGTAAAGACGCGATCCAATGTCAAGGCATTTATCGGCAGCAATAGGCATTCAAGCGCGCTGAAAACTGTGGATACACAGAAATGATCTAGGCCCGCAAGCTTACGACGGGCGTTTCATGGCCTTCGACAACAGCGAGGACATGATCCGCCCATAATGAGAGCGCTGCTACCTTCTCACGCTCGTATGTCGAGCGATTGTAAATGCCGGCGACGCCGCTCTTGGTCCCGCTCACGTGGTTTAGCACCGCCTCGATAACATGGGGTGTAATACCGAGCTCGCCCATCCGCGTCGCGCACGTGCGCCTGAGATCATGCGGAACCCACGGTGGCAGGGTTTTGCCGGTCGCTGCGAGAATGCGCCCATCGAGCCGCTGCTTGGATTTCGACCACCCGCTGAAGGGCCCCTCCCCCACTCCGAAAATCAGTTCGCGATCGTCGCGCTTCGGCTGAGCCTCGAGTATGGCGCGTGCTGCGCCCGACAACGGCAACACATGCATTCGGCCGTTCTTGGTTCGCTCGGATGGCAACACAATCCGATCGTCAAAGACTTCCGACCACCGCAAACCAGCGATCTCGGCTGCCCGCTGGCCGGTCAACATCAACAACTTGATGACGGCACCGTAGTGATTGTCTTCGAGCGCGCCCCAAATCACTTTGAGCTCGGCATCGCTTAATACCCGGTCACGGGATTGCTCCGCGCGTCGCTTCGTACCTTCCACCGGGTTGACGTCAGCCAATCCCTGCTGGATGCACCAAAGGAAGAAAGTCGACAGAGTGGAACGAACTTTATTCGCCGTCACGTCCCCGCTGACGGTCGCGATCTCCGACAAAAGGGTCGCCAGACTGCGGCGCTCAATCTTCGCAAGCTGGAGCCCGTGCAGCGGCTTCGCATGTATGAGTAGATGCCGCTCGATCTCATTGTAGCTTCGACTTCCAGGCTTGCAGGTGTCGCGCTTGAGCGGAAGATACGATCGCACGACGGCACCGAACGTCTCGGCCGCACGGCTGCGGGCCTCACTTTTGGCACCCGCCGGGTCGTGGCCGAGACGTACCTGGGCGTGGTATTCGCTCGCCTGCCGACGGGCCTGCTCGGGTCTGATGGCCGACAGCGAACCGATCGAGATGCGGCGGTGCTTGTCACCCAACTTGTATTGATAGACCCACGTCTGCGAGCCACCGGCGCGGATGCGCACTCCAAAGCCGGGAAGATCATTATCAAACACAATCGTCTCAGCTCGGCCCGCCAGCAGGCTGGGAAGCTTGGAAAGATTTTTTTGCGTGAGTTTCATCGACCAACAGTCCCCGCAGATGCATGGTCTCAACCCTGAGCTGGGAAGACCATGGGAAGATGAAGGCAGTCCGTTGCTGCCAGCCTCTGCCTATGATAGGTGTTGGTCTACTCGTAAAATCCATGACTTGCAAGGTCACCGCACGCCGTTGCACAGCCTTGCATAAGTGAAACAACACGCTTCTAGCTGAAGGGCGTAGGTTCGAGTCCTACCGGGGTCACCAATAAAAACAAAGGCTTATATAGAAAATTCTTTGCTAATAACTTCCCCAAAAATTGCGAAGGGAAGTGCCAGGGAAGTTTCCTTGGGAAAATCCGTTGCCATCCGATTTGCGTCGTGGTGATGCTTGCCGCTGATGTCTCAACAAGACGGCGGCACATTCTCGCAATCGGAAACCACAGCCATCGCCGCGGTTCGCAGCATCGATGACCTGCGCGCCCTGCTCCGCGACCGGATTGCCAGTCTCGGAATTACTTTCGAGACTACCGACACCATTGCGGGCCTCCCGGCCGGCTACACCGCGAAATTACTGGCGCCGACACCGCTCCGGCGCTTAGGGACAATTTCCATCGATGCACTGTTGGGCGCGACCGGGCTAAAGCTGCTTGCGGTCGAGGACGCAGAGGCGCTGGCGCGGGTCAAAGGGCGCTATGTCCAGCGCCAGAGGCGGTTAGTCCAGCGCGCCGGACCAAAGGGTTTTGTCAAGACCATCGATAGCAAGTTCATGCGGAAAATCGGGGCTCTCGGAGGGTTTAAGACCGCCCAAGCCCGCCATGCACGTGCATTAGCAAAAAGTGCCCTTTCCGAAATGAAACGCCGGGCCGCGCTCCGGCGCTGGCGACCGGAAGAATGACGTATGACCTAGATCACACCGGCGACAGGCGACGACGCGCATACTGTCTGCGGTCCTTGGGCATTAGATGCTGCCCTCGGCCCGTTCTTCCCTAGACTAGCCCAGCCCAGCGCTGGGCTTTCTTTAAAACCAGCCCTATCGCCACCCTTAAGGCCGGTCGATGGCGTTTCACAGGAGAAGAAATCCTTGTAGCGGCCATCACCGCAACAAACCCCGTTGCTCGGCGCCCAATTCCCACATCATCAGCCGCGCTAAATTTTCCGGCGGCACCAAGCTGTAAGGAATGGCGCTAGTGCCCCAAGAAATTACTGGCCCGTGAAGATGTCCCAGTCCGGCGTAGGCTTCGGCGATCGCTGTGCCGGCCGCGGGCGCGGATCATAGATGTCGGCAACCTCGACACCGGGTGCCCGACCGTAGGGCTCGCAGCCGTCGAGTGGCTTGCCGTTGCGTCTCATCATGAACCCGTACCGCACGGCGCTGATCAGATCGTCGCGCAATGGCACGACCTTGTAGTCCTCGTCGCGATGGTAGTTCAGTAATTCCTCAGCCAACTCAGTCATGTGGCTCGCGACGGTGAAGGCCCCGCGCTTCATGTAGCCGCACATTTCCTCGATGGTGGGTTCTAGATGGTGCCCGCCGCCACGGGTCTGCGCGTGCGTTCCCAGCATTGGGGCGCCGAGGCGGCGATAAACATCAGCAATCGCCTCTCCCGAGCCGCGCTCATGTTGGTGACCGTCGTGCGGCCAGCTGACCGGCACGCGCAGCCCGCGACAAAGGCCTGCGATCCGTTTGACGTGATAGAACGCCTCGGCGCGGTCCATCCGGAACCCGTCGACCACATAGAACTCATCAAGGTCGTGTATCCACGCGCAAAGCGCGGCCGCAAACGGGTGCCCATAGCCGAAGTCAACACCGACGATCCAGCGTGCCCAGGACCTGATGTCCGCATCCGGGTTAAAGGCCCGCATCAGCGAGTCAATTGGGAACGGGAACACTTTGGCGATGCCCAACTGCGGAATGCCGTGAATGCGGGCTTCACGCTCATGCGGGAGGTAGCTGTCCTCCATCTGCGCCCGTCGCTCGGCGCTGATGTGGCGTGCATGGTGCGCCTCGATGCGCGTGTCGCTACGGTCGGGGCTGTACTCGTTCAGGAACCGGTAGGTTAGCTCACCGCCTCCTTTGAGCGGCGTGTAGGACATAAAGACGATGCCGTCGGTCGCAGTGGTGCGCGCTAGCAGCTCGGAATAGATTTCCTCGCTGCAGCGCTCGTCGATCCATATCCAATCGACCGACTCGGCCTGCAGCTTTTCGGCCCGCATTTCGAAGGATTTGAAGGTCGCTGACGATTGGCCGTCCCGCTCCCCATTGGTCGCGTGATGCGTCGTCAACGTATCAATGCCGCCGGTGCCGCCCGGGATCATGACCGGGCGGCTGGCAAATGCGGCCAGCGGGATAGTGCCGCTACCGAATTCGCCTTGCCGCGTACACACCTGACGTTGCGGGCCATCGCGCACCAGCTGTGCGGTCGGGCCGATGATCCAGCCGCGCGTTGGTTTGTCGAACCGCCGTCCGTTCCACCAGGCCGGATATTGACCGGTCAGATGCAGCGCCACCTCGAACGCGCAGGCAAAGGACTTGCCGACCTGGTTGCCACCACGCACCAGCCGTTGATGATACCGCGCACCGTCGGCGAAGAACTTGAGTTGTGGCGGGTAGAACTCGTTTGGCCCCCAGAAATCGATGAGGCTGAACTTCTTGCGGAATTCGCTGGATGTAAGTGCCTGGCGCGCAAGCTTGAGAATGCGCACGGGGTCAGGGGCGTCGTCGTCAGCCATCGCTCACCTCGACAGCCTCTGCCTCGATCACCTTGGCTCGGTCGGCGCGGCGCGCCTCCAGGGCCTCCAGCCGGTCCAGTCCGTTGGGGCCGAACAGTTCCAGTAATGTCTGCCGTGAGGCGCCAAGCCGACGCGCGGCACGCAGCTCCTCAAGGGCTTCCTCGTCGGGATCGATGATCTTGTGGATGATCTGCAGATCGTGTTGCGAGACCTCGGGATCGGTGCGGGCAAGAACCATCGCGATACCGCGCGCATGGTCTTTATGGGTTGGATCGCGAATAAGCCCGATTAGCGCCCGGGCTGCTTCGGGCGCTCCTCCCCGTACGATCTTTTTTGCCTCTTCGCTTAGTGCTGCGAGGATGCGGTCGTCACGCATGAGGCGCGAGGCAATGCGCGCCATGTTGAGCGGCGTTGTTCTCGACGTGCCGAACCCGGCGCGCCGCGCAGCTGCCGTTTGCGCGCCATAGCCGGGCTTTTCGAGCAGATAATATTCCACAAACGCGCGCCATTGTTCGCTCGGGAGTGCTCGCATCGCCGGACCGAGCTGCCCCCAATCGCGTTTGGCAAATCGACGTAGCGCCATTTTATTCTCGAACGAAGGGTGCCTCGCACCTCGGGGACGTCCCTTCGGGCGGCACCTCGCGGCGTGCTGCCTCGGCGACCAAGTGGCGGATCATCCCGCCCACCGTGCGGTCAGTTTGAGCGGCTTGCCGCTG